CGCTGAGGCCGGTGACCACGTAGCTGCCGTTGCTCTCCCGGTCGTAGCGGGCCAGCGCCTCGGTGAAGGCATTGCTGACGTTCGCGCCAGCCTGGTTCAGGAGGGTGCCGTCGATGATCGTCCACACCGGGTAGAACTCCCCGGTGCTGCCGTCGCCATCCCTCCCCCAGCTGGGGGTGACGCGGAGGCGGCCGGCGCCAGGCTCGGTGTAGTTGCGGGTGCCGATCGCCGGGTCGCGCAGATCGGGGTCCTGGAGCTCGGTGATCTCCTCATCGAGGAGGTAGACGCCGACCTGCACCAGGCCGGTGGTGCTGATGGTGAAGCTGCGTGTCGGCACCTCACGCACCGCACCCCGCAGGTAGATCAGGCTGGCGGGGCAGTTGATCGTCGTGCCGTCGATCGTCGGCGGCGTTCCGCTTACCACCGCGCCGTCGGTAAACACCGCATCAGCGATGCGCTTCAGCCGGTCGATCAGGCCGCTCTGGATCTCGTTCAGCTCGGCCGACTGGAGCCCTTTGCCAGCGCGGAAGAGCAGCTCGTCGTAGCGGTCCGCAGCGTCGAAGCGGTTGTAGTAGCCGGGAAGAGGCATCAGAAGGTCACCACGAACTCGAACATCTGGCGGGTGGTTGCGGCACGCACGATAGGCGCACGCCGCTCGATCACCAGCATGGTGCCGGGCTGTGCCACATCAGCAGGCAGCAGGTAGAACTGGCCGGCGGGAACACCGGCGGCGGCCACCGTGTCGAGGAAGATCGCCATCTCACGGATGGTTGATCCAACCGCATCGGCAAAGTCGAACTGGAAGCGGAAGTAGAGGTTGGGGCTAGGAGTGGAGGTGATGTTGAACTTCCCTTCAGGGACGACGATCGAACCGTTGGTGGAGGCTACGCAGTATTCCACCTGGTTGGCCTTCCGCCGTGCGATCTCCGCCACCAGGGCGGTGGCGTTGCCCGCCGGGTCGGGGGGCGTGTTGCCCCAGCCCGTGTCGCCACTGCCCCACGCGAGGTGCGCAGTGCGCGCCTTGATCGCCGCAGCGATGGCGATCCGCCCAGATGTGGTCAGGACTGCCGCCATGGTCGCCCTCTGCTTCTGCCCATGCTACGCCGTCTCCGTAGTGACGGTGCTCGACGCCACGACGTTCACGCTGCCCCATGTCGCGGGCTGCCAGATGAATGCGCCCCACACCTGGCCCAGGTAGGTGGCTCCGTTGCCTTCCTGATCGCTGAGCAGCGATGGATGATTCACCGTGTGCCACTCCTCATCCAGCTTGCCCTGGGAGAGAATGAACCGATCGCTCATCGTCGCCAGCACACCGACCTGATCGGTGTGCACGCTGATCACCGTTGCGTTCTCTACGGCCAGCGCTGAATGCGTCTGCCCGTAGCTGATCTGCGGCCAGTCCGGCCGCGGCCGCACGCCGCTGTGATCCGACAGAATCCCGCCATCGCTCAGCTTGCTGTCGTCCAGCACGAAGCGGCGGAAGTCGTAGCCGGCGTAGATCCGCTGCAGGCGCGAGCGCACCGGGCTGCTGATGCGGGTCACCCCAACGATGTCGTCGATGATCTGATCGCCGCTCGTCGGAGCACTCAGCCCCAGCTGGTATTCGGCCCATCGTGCGCTGCCACCTTCCGATTCTTCGATTACCCCGATCAGGTTGATCCAGGTGAGCGCGATACGGACCGCCTCGGGGGTGCCCCGGATCCGCTGCCACAGGACGCCATCAGCGATGGCGCGCCGCTGGTTGTTGCCCAGATAGGGCAGGATCTCGCCCAGCCCGTATTCGTAGATCAACCACGGCAGCACCGAATCCGGGATGTCGATCCGCTTTGCCGTGCGGATGTTTGGGACCGGTTGCTTGTCATCAAAGACGCCAGGCTCGAAGACGCCAGGCTCGAAGACCGCAATGCTCGTGTACGCCAGCCGCTCCAGGGGGGAAGTCGAGCGGGAGAAATCACGCTCCAGCTGCGTCGCGTTGGGCGGCAGCAGGTCGTAGCGACTCATCGGTCACGCCCTGCCATCGTGAGCGTGATGGCGCCCAGTGCGGGGGCCTGACTGGAGGAGCAGATTACATCTGCAGCAGGCGCAGTCAAGACGACCCGCTGCACGCCGGGGGGGTGCAGCTGTGCAATCAGCCAAGAGCGGGTGACGTCCCAGCCGAGACCTGATGCAGCCGCGAACGCCGCGGACAGGCTGGCCGCCAGGTTGTTGAATACCTCGATCGGCGTCTCGGGGTAGAGGTAGACCTGCGCGGTCACGGGGACGGTGTTGATCGTCGCGGTCGCAACGGTCACTGTGTCGGTGATGACGCGCACGCTGTCGCTCTGCAGCACGTCATCCACAGCTTCCAGCAGCTCGCTGTCCGCCGTGCCGTCGCCTTCGTTCGAGAGGATGTTCACCAGCACCTCTCCAGGAGCAGGGCTGGATACCGCTGCGTCCTTCACCAGCTCGCTTGCGCTGAGCGCCTGGAAGCGATACCAGGCTGCGCCGCCGGCGGTGCTGCTGCCCATGATCCGCTCGATGGTGCGCAACCGCAGCGCCTCGTCGGCTTCCTCTGCCAGGCGGGTGACGCCGTAGAAGGCTGCCAGGTTCTCCAGGTCGCCGGCCAGGGCGTAGCGCAGCAGGGTGGCCTGCAGCGCATCGTTGATCCGCTGCCGCAGCAGCAGCTCACGCGCGGCTGCAACCTCGAGGATCTTCACGCCTGGATCCGACTCGAGGATCTCGGTGTAGGACGGGTCGCGGGCCTGCAGGTCGGCGATCATCTCTTGCAGGATCTGCTCGTAGTCCAGCTCCTCGATGATCTCTGGAGCTGGCAGGGAGCTGAAGTCGAGCGTGGCCATCAGATCACCAGCCCCTGGAGTTTGATCCGCTCACCGTTGAGCAGGTAGTACCCGACCAGGCTAAGGGCGATCTGCCCATCGGCCGACACGCTGTCGATGATCACGCGCTCCAGGCGAAGCCGCGGCTCCCAGCGGTCGAGCGCTTCGGCGGTGCCGGCCACGACATCGGCGATGAAGGCCTGGTTGACGGGCCGATCGACGGCCCGGGGGATGCGGCTGCCGTAGTCGCGGCGGTGGACGCGGCTGCCGATCGGCGTGGTGAGGATGTCCTGGATGGACTGGCGAAGGTGGTCAAACCCTCCCAGCGGCTTTCCGGTGTTGCGATCCATGCCGGCCATCAGTTCACCTCCGTGTCGGGGCTGCCGCCCTGCAGTGTGGCTCCGCAGGCGGTGGTGTCTCCCACTCTGGCGACAGCCGCGCCGTTGGCGGTGGTGTCCGGGCTGCCGGTGACGATCGGGTTGGTGCCGTGGATGGGGCAGTTGTAGGTGTCGCCCACGCGGGCGACGCCGATGCCGTTGCAGAAGGTGTCCGGGCTGCCGGTGGAGACGCTGCCGCCATGGCTGCCTGGATCGCCGATGCGGATCACCTTGGCCATGGGGCTCACGGGTTGAGGTGGATGGAGGAGCCGGTGATGCTCACCTCACCCTGGGCCTGGATGCTGGCGGTGCCGGTGCGGATCACCACGCTGCCGGTGCTGGATGTGGTGTCGATGGTGAGGGTGTGGTTGTCGCTGTCGTATTCGACGATGGTGCCGTCGCTGTAGGTGCGGCGGTGAAGGCTGGCGCGGTCGCCGTTGGCGTTGCCGTCGGAGAACATGCCAGGGATTGCGACGCCATTGGAGAGCTCGCCGGACGGGGCCAGGAGCATCACCACTTCGCCGACGGTGGGGGGATCCCAGACGACGTCTGCGCCAGCGCGGGGGGTGAACCAGGGCAGCCAGTCGGTGCGCAGTGCCCCGTCCTGGAGGTCGACGCGGATGGCGGGGAACCCTGCGGTCTCGCCGGAGTAGTCGACCTCAGCGACGACGCCATAGCGGGCGAGGTTGTTGAGGCGGCGGGAATGATCGGTTGCTTCGGGTGAGCCGATGCCGCTGGTGATCTGGTCGGAGCGATTAAGACCCAGCATTGGCTGTCTTCCAGAGGTAGCGGACGACGCCTGGGATTTGCTGGCCGGTGGGTGTGGCGTCGAGGCGATCGGCGATGAGCAGCTGCGCGGCGAGCATGTGGATGCCGTGGCGGATGCCGTGCGGCTCGTTGCCAGTGATGGGGCGGGAGATGTAGGCGGCGGCGGCCTGGGTGGCGAGGTCGAGGCCTTGCTGCAGTCGTGCGCGGTCGGGCTGCTCCAGGGCCATGAAGGCGGCGAGGGTGTCGACGTTCAGCGGGAGGTCTTGGATGTAGGCCTCGTTGCGCTCTGGCGTGGAAGGGTTGTCAGCTTGGAACTGACCAGCAGTGGTGCGAGCTCGCTTGCGGGTGGTGGTCATGGGATAGCGGGCCTAGGTGATGGGTTGAATCATGATGGATCAGAACCAGCGGCCGATGGCGTGGACGCGGATCCAGAGCGTGTTGCCAGCGACGAACTCGGTAGAGGCGACTGAGTTAATTTCAATATCGAAGTTGCAGAGGCTGGTGCTATGTGCTGTGGGGATTACTTGACAATCCCTGAGCTTGTTTTGCGTGCTAGCTATCGTTTCATTTGCCGCATTACGTTTGGACAGTGCTGCGGTCACTGTCACCGTATTCGCCCCGATCGCAAACGCAGCAGGGAAACTCCATTGGCAGGTCATGAGTTTGGACGTAACGATTTGGGTAACCTCCAGCCAGGCCCAGCACTCTTGCGTACCGTTTGCGTGACGCACGAACTCGCCATTGGCATTGATGCCACGCTGCATCGCATTTGTGCTGCCGTTGTGGCTGGTGCCTGCGGTGTAGAGCTGAGCGCCGTCCTCCACAAGGGCAATGCGATTCTCGATGAAACCTGTTGACGTGGTTCTGTCAAAAGATCCTTCCGAGTCAGCAACGAATCGGCCCAGCCTCGTTACGACGCCCGAGCCTGTGTAGGTGCCGCCAAATACATGCACCCGGCCGCCGGCAGAACCAGTAAAAAACTCAAGCTCCTCGCTATTCCAGTTCGCGGCGTCTGCGGAGAAATTGCAAGTGTTGCAGAACACATCGCCTGCGTTGGCGATTGCGATCCGGTGTGTCAGATCCACTCCTGTGCAATCACTCAGCGACAGCGTGGCATCAGGCCCCTGGAGGTTGGCGATTACCCCGGCAGCCCGGTCAAAGTTGCAATTGTTGGCAACTACGGTCGAGCTTGCAATCGCCATCAGCCAGTTGGGCGATGCGGCGCCGCAGTCTTTGAACGATCCGCCGGAAAGGGTTACCTGGTTCCCATCGAACGCATTGATCACCAGTCCGTCGATGTTGTCCCACTTCGCACCACGGGCCGACACAAGCGAACGCGCAGTCCTCAACCCACGTGTAGAACCGCTGCAGTCGCAGTTGTCGAACTGAACGTGGCTGCCGCGTGAGACGAAGATAGCGACGTGGTTACTCTCTCCCGTGTCGGTCCCGTTGTTACGCAGGTCTGCGTATGGGCATGCGGCGGACGAGGCGTAGGTGATCCAGACGCCGCGCTGCAGCCCATCGGTGCACACAATGCCTTTCAGCGTGTTGGAGATGTTCGCCCTTCCGCCGCTGAGGTTGCTGCCTTCATGCGCCATGATGTTGGCAACTCGGGATCGCCTGAATCCCTTGAGGGCATTGATGTGCCCTTTCGAGTAGAACAGAACTAGGCCATGGTCGGCTTTAGCATTGCAATCCAGGATAAAATCCCACGTTGGGGCAACAGCGTTGTAACACTCCACCACTCCTCGCAGCTGTCCTGGTAGCTGGGGAGGCGTGAAAGCTGGGGCGCTCCAAGCTGGGTCCACCAGCACTTCAGCATCTTCACTGGCCAGCCTGAACCTGGAGAAGTCGCCATTGCGCAGCACGTTGACGTTGTTGATCGTGTGCCCCGATTCAATCAACACGGTCACATCCACCGTGGGTTCCACCAGCGTGCATGCCGCCTGAATCGTTGGCGCCACGCTTGGCACCTTCACCGTGGTGGACGCTGCGAGCACTA